GGCGGGGATATCCGAAAGGGCTTCACTTTTGCCGGAATCACTTTCGAGGAATACCGGGGAACCGCGACCGATGCGGAAGGGACTGTCCGGCGGTTTATTGCCGAAGGCGAAGGCCATGTCTTTCCGATGGGTACGACTGAATCCTTTGAAACCATCTACGCGCCGGCGGATTTTCTGGAAACCGCGAACACGATCGGCATGCCCCTGTACGCAAAGCAGGAGGCGCGGAAGTTTAACCGGGGCGTTGATCTGCATGCACAGTCGAACCCGCTGCCCATCTGCTATCGGCCTGCCATCCTGATCAAGCTGACTGCATAAGAGTAATGATATGGGAACCAGTATCAGGGATGAATTGATCAGGGCAACCCGGATCACGTTTGACCGGTTTGCAGAGGTGATGACCTACCAGCGAGGGGATGCGGCGCCGCTTGAAGTCATGGGGATTCCTGAAACGATCCTGGAGGCGGAGCCGTCCGGATTTTCCGCTGAATCGTGGGGCGGACAAAAAACGGTTGAATTCATCTTGGATGATGTCGGGGGTATTGATCCGGAGAAGGGTGACAAGATCGTTATCGGTTCAAGCCGGTATCAGGTGCAGGTATTGAAAGAAAAAAATGGCATTACGGTCAAGGTCGGAATCTGATGAAGGTATCCATTAACGAATCGCAATACCGGGATGCGCAAAAAGCGCTCCGGTATTTGAGAACACAGATTCCACGTTCTGCGGTGTCGGCATTGTCCAAAACCGTGACCCGTGTGGTTTCAATTTTGGCGGATGAGACCGGGAAGGTCCTGAATCTGACCAAGAGCAGGATCAAGGAAGATATCACGGTCAAGATCGAGGGGGTTGATGTCAATCCGGATTCTGCAAACCCGATATCCAGTTTCAAGGGGCAGGTGGATTCAAAAGGGGAGCCCATCGGCCTGATTCAGTTCGCGACAAACGTTGATAACTGGAACCCCAAAAAGCCCAAACCGGTCCATGTCAAAATCTTCAAAAACAAAGGCACCTATATTTTCAGGCATGTGTTTGTTGCAAAAGGCAAAGGGGCGTCGAAAGCCAAAAGTGGCGGGACCAAACTTCATATGTGGGAGCGGTCCGGGATTGAACATGCAGGCCTGTATCGCCCGGGCTACCCGTATGCCCGGTTGCCGGATAAATACCGGTTTCCGCTCGAACGGATGAGCACGGTCAGAATCCAGGACATCCAGGACAAGCCGAACCTGATTGGAGAGGTTTTGAAACAGTGTGGCGAGGACGCCATTAAGGGATTGCGGGAGGAAATGGATATCGTGATCAAAGAGGCCGGGACATGATCAGCAAACGGGAATCCATCATATCGGCTTTTGTCGAGCGTGTGCAAACGATCCGGCTGGCAAACGGTTGTCATACCGATATCGGGCAGAATGTCGGGCGGGCAATCCGGGTGATCGATCAGAATGATTTACCGGCCGCTGTGATCTGGCCCCTGCCGGAAACTGCCGAGCGGAGCAATTACGGGACGTATAACAAAACCATGGATATCCGGATCGAAGGGTTTTCAACATTCAGGCAGGATGATGAATCAATGGACGGAGCGAGCCTGATGTCTGAAAAAATGCTGGCGGATATGCTGAATGCCTTTGGGGGATATCAAATAGCATATGCGGATGATTTCGCCTATGTGGCAGGCGGAACAGAGAACTATCCGGAGCCGGGAGAAAGCAAAGTCGGGGTATCAGCGGTTTTTCGGGTCACTTACAAAACAGCCCTGAATCGGGCTGACATTTAAAGGGGGATAAGGTTTATGGGCGCTCAGAACGCGAAAATTCTTTATGAGTCGTTTGCCTCACTGGTCAATTTTGCGGCCCTGATTGATCAGGGGGATCATATCAAATTCAGATCAGCGGCAAGCTTTTGGTCGCGGATGGAGGGGCAAACCCCGGTTGTAAGACCGAATGGCCTGGTCATGGGCGGCGTGATTACCCCTGCAGAAAGCGGGTCCAACGATGTCGTGGATGTTGCGGCCTGCAAGGTCTATCTGGGCGGGGAGCTTGTGACGGTTTCAGCGGACAGTGACATTGCGGTGACGCGCGGGCTGACCACGGATGTCTGCTGCATCACTTCCATTACTGTCAATTCATCGGGAGCTGTCGCGGCTGTTGCCGGGACCGATGGCACAGCCTTTTCAACCACACGGGGAGCGGCCGGCGGTCCGCCCTGGATACCGACCGGAAGCATCGAGATCGGCCAGGTCAAACTGGGGAGCATCACAGCGTCGCCGGTCGAATCCAGCGAGATTTTTCAGGGGATCGGGGTGCATGTCGAGCGCTTTGATCTGCCCTCGTTTTCAGTCGTTTATGGCGAGGCGGAAAGCGGGATTCTTGGCGAGGCCGGGGTGGATTTCAAAAGTGCGTTGCCTTTGATTCATTCTGATGATGCCGGAAGCACGACTGCCGCGAAAAAGGTTTTTGCCAGATATTATGAACCGGAGTTTGCCCAGGTTGACAACTGTTCCGGATTCACTGCGCCGGAAAAATCCCACAGCATGAATTCAACCCAGATTTATGACGGGGTCCTCGTTTCTGTGTCCGAGAGCTTGGGCGCTGGCGGGTTCACGGCGTATTTGCAGGATGGAATAAGTGATTCCTTCCTGATGCTTAAAAATAAAACCGCCTGGTTTCAGTTCTACCCTGACAAAAATCAACCGGTGTATCTGGCTGTCAATGGCAAGCTGGGCGTCAAGAGAAGCTGGCCCGCTTCAGGCGGGGATATTGCGGCGGCATGCACCTTATCAGCCCTTGAAGAGGGAATTGAGGTTTATTCTTGATGGGATTTAACATCAAAAAAATAACGAACGGATCATTTCGGGCAAGGGAAAAGGAAATTGAAGTCCCAGCCCTTGTGGCATTTCATGAGGGAGAGGGCCTCCCCGTATGGAAAATCAGGGGGCTTGATGGGGATGAGATCGGACAGGCCAATTATCTGGCAAGCGAGGAGTCTCAGCGGCGGATAAAGGCGATTGCCGAGGCGCTTTCCTCATCTGTCGGCATTCCGGATGCCCTGAAAGAGATTGTCGGCGGCGGTCATGGGGTTACGGAGGACAACATCCGGAGAACATACCTTTTGGTTTTTGGGAGTGTTGACCCAAAGGTGGATCATACCGCCGCTGTGAAAATCCGGAAATACTGTTATCCCGCCTTTCGGAAAATAACCGATCAAATTGCCCTTCTTTCCGGCCAGGGATTTGAGCCGGGAAAATCAAAGCCCTCTGGAACAGAATAGATATTCAGCTTTCAATGACCCTGGCGAATTCCAGGGGGCGTTTTTTATTCGAGATCAGGCCAGATGTGTTTCCGGAAGGGTATCTGACATCGACAGAAATAGGTCTTTGGGCTGATTTTTTCGAACATCAAAAGGCACGAAATGGCTGACCTGACCAAAATAGTTTCCATAATTTTCGAAGCCGACGACAAGCTTTCATCGATCATGAAAGGGATCGGAAAGGATTTTGATTCGTTCGGCGGAACAATAACCAATTTGGCACAGCCGTTGGCCGATGCAGCCGATAAGGTCGTTGCCCTGGACGCGGCCCTGGCAACCATGGCCGTTGTCGGGGGGGCGTATGCTGTCGGGGCGTTCTCCGAATTTGAAGACGTGATGCTGAAAGTCAAAGGGGTCATGGGGGCCTCTGACGAGGAATATCTGGCCCTGACGGAATTGACCAAAAGCCTTGGCGAAACGACACGTTTTACAGCGATGGGAGCGGCGGAGGGGCTTGAATTTCTGGCAGTGGCTGGCCTTAATTCGAATGAGGCCATGACAGCGCTTCCCGAAGTCCTAAAACTGGCCCAGGCATCCGCGACTGATTTGGGAACGGCGGCGGATATTGTCACCAATATCATGGCCGGTTATGGGGTGGAGGTTGAAGACCTGTCCCGGACAAATGACATCCTGACCGCCACGTTTACGAATTCGAACACCAACCTGACCCAGCTTTATGAAGGCTTCAAATATGCGGGGCCTGTTGCCAAGGCGATGGGCGTCGATATGGAAGAAACCGCCGCTGTCCTGGGCGTTCTGGGTAATGCCGGGTATCAGGCGGAAATGGGGGGCACGGCATTACGAAACATCCTGGTGGCCCTGGCTGCCCCCACGACCAATATGGGCAAGCTGATGAAGGAACTCGGGGTTGATACCACAGAATTGGGCATTGACCTTGCGGATTCATCGAGCGCCCTGCAGTCCCTTGGCGTCAAGGTCAAGGATACGGACGGCAGCATGCGCCCCTTGACCGAAATCATTTCTGACCTGAAGGCCGGTCTTGAAAAGATTCCTGATCCGACTGACCGGGCGGCGACTCTGATAGAGATATTCGGGAAGCGGGGCGGGCCTCAAATGGCGGCCCTTTTGGAGCAAGGGGCTGATTCTATTAAAGGGCTTGAAGATAAAATTCGGTCAATGGGCGGCGTGACAAGCCAGATAGCCGAAGAGATGGAATCCGGCATGGGCGGGGCGTTGCGCAATCTGGAATCCGCTGTTGAAGCGGTGACGCTTGGGATCGGTGCAAAGCTTTCTGAAGGGGCCTTGCCTGCCACTGAGGGCGCAACCGCAATATCCAGGGCAATTTCCGGCGCAATCAAGACAGGTGATTTTGATCCCATATTCGATACGGTTGAGCGGTTCGGTTACGACCTTGGGGATATTTTGAAGAATATTGCGGCCAATCTGCCTGAAGCATTGGCCGAAGTGGATTTTTCAAAACTCTTGGATGCCTTTGGAGAGCTTGGGGAAGAGATCAAAAAGTTTTTTGATGACGACATTGATCTGGATTCCATCGAGGGCCTTAAAGAGGTTTTGCAAGGCGCGGTTGATTTTCTGACCGGTCTGGTCAGCGTCACATCCGGAATGGCGCAATCAATGGTTCCGGTTTTCAGCACCATTGTTGATGGGATTCAAGCCATTGCGAATGCCGACAAGGACGAGCAGAACGTTTTGGGAAACCTGCTTGGCGCTTCCAAGATGATTGNNNNTATGATCTGGTTGCCGGAACGATCGGAACGGCGTGGAATCTGTTGCAGGCGTCCTTTTCGGCGGTTGTTGTCGGCGTTGTCGGGTCCCTGGATGCAATTCTGGCCGCCGCTGAAGCGGTGACTTTCGGGGATATGAATCAGTCCATCCAGAATGCCCGGGCGGAGCTTGAGACTTTTGGTGAAGGGGTTGCGACCGAGTTCATGGGGCAGATGGGCGATCTTCAGGGGTCAATCGGTCAGATTGGTGAGGCGTTTGGAGCGGCCAAAGATTCCGCGGATGAGGCCAAAGGGACGATTGATGATTTCGGCAATTCAGTCGATGCATTGCCGGAAGGTGAAAAGCAGGTTGCCATTGCAGCGGCGATTACCGGCCAGGATGAGGTTGACGGCTGGATTTCGCACCTTCAGGAAATGGATGCCATTACGGCCAATGTCTGGCTGACCATTGATGAAGAAAAGCTGGCTGAAACAGAAGCCGAGATCAAGGGGTATCCGGTGGCGTGGTCAGAGGATGGAACCCCTATCATGTACAGCACGGACCTGATTCCGGGGTCTGCTGAGGAAACAAAAAAGAAACTTGATGAGGAAATTCCTTCTGAAAAGCTGATGGAGATCAAGCTTCAGGGTGAAATCGACACGGAAATTGCCCGGATCACGGCCAGTGCGGAGACAGTTCAGACCGCAATGGAATGGGCGGCAAAAGTTGATATTGCCAGTGCCGAGGCGGATGCGGAACGGCTGAAAGCGGCGTTTGAGAATGTCGGGAGTGTTGTGAACAATGCCGGCGATGTCATATCCGGACTGTTCGAAAATGTTCCGGATGCGACTGATCCGACATGGACCGCGTGGAAGTCTGCCCTTGACCAGGAAATGAACATACAGCGTGAGGCGTGGGAATCGAACAAGAAGCTTCTGGAAGAACAGCAAAAATATATGGAATTGAGAAACCAGAGGCTGGAGTCAGGGGAGCCGTTGATCCAGATCGAGACCAACGGGCTTGAGCCCGAGCTTGAAATGGTTATGTGGAAGATCATTGAAAAATGCCAGATACGGGCGGCCGAAGAGGCTTCCGAATTTCTGCTGGGGATATGATCGATGCTGACGATATCGGATAACGCCACAATTCTGGAAATCAATGAACGTTCGGAAACCGATTGGGGGGATTTTGCGCCACGGGTTCAGAGAGTTGCGACACTGGATGGCGGATCAGTCATTACCAATCATGGATTTTCCCATTGCGACCGAACATTCCGGATTGTTGCCGGGATGAGTCGGGCGGAAGTTCTGGCCCTGCAGCAAATGATCGGAGCGGGGGGCCTGTTATATTTGTCATGTGTGGAAGGATATTTTTCAGGGGTGATCAGCCGGTTTGTACCCGGTAACGGAGTGGCGAGCATCACATTCTGGGTGAAAGAACGCTTGGATGTTTGATGAGGATTTTGACCGATGAAACAAAGGGCTAAAGTGTCAACCATATGGCGATGGGAGCATTACCGGGGCGGGGTGCTTATCGATACGTGGCAGGATGAAAATGTTGTGACCAATGAAGGGCTTGACTATTTGCTTAACGCGGCATTCAAGGGATCAACCGCAATTTCGTCCTGGTATTTTGCCACATATGAGAATGATTATACCCCGAATGGCGGTGAAACCTATGCCGTGCCCGGATTTACAGAGTGTGTTGCAATCGATGAAACCACCCGTCCGGCCTGTTCCCTGGGAAGTGTTTTGAATCAGTCGGTGGATAACAGCGCGAATAAGGCGACATTCACTTTCAATGCCTCAAAAACGATTTATGGCGGGGTCCTGATGGGCGGCGGAACTGCCCCGGACACAATCGGAGACACGCTGGGAGGCGGGAAAGTGTATTGTGTCGCCCGGTTTTCGAGTGGATCAAAGCTGGTTGCGGATGATGAGGTTTTAAAGGTGATCATGGAATTAAGAGCCCAAGACGTTTAAACGATGCCTGGAATCAATGAATATACCGCGTTGATGCTCCACATGGACGGGGCGGATGACAGCACTGTTTTTACCGATTCATCGGGAAACGGGCATTCTGTCACTGCCTATGGCGGCGCGAAAATAGATGCATCCCAAGGCAGATTCGGGCAGTCCGCCGAGTTTGATGGATCAGGGGATTTTCTGAAAGTCGGAAATTCAGCGGTCCTGAACTGTGGAAGCAGCGACCTTACCGTTGATTTCTGGATGCGGGTAAGATCGGCCCCCGAAGGAGAATGGGTAACGCTTTGCGCGTGGGAGGGCACAACCTGGTCTGCCCGCGGTTTTGTCGTACAGCTCTATTTGGAGGCGATTGTCAGCGGAACATATTATTTCAAAATTTACGCGACATTCAAGGGGGCAACATCTGTTTACCTTGCGACATCCTACATCACAGACCTTGCTTTTGATACTTGGTATCATGTCGCGGTTGTTCGGAGCGGAAGCACATGGAAAATTTATTATCAAGGCCAATCGCTTGCGACGCAAACCGGGTCGATCACCATAAATTATACAACGGCCTATACGCTTAAAATAGCCGGTGGCTCGTTTGATTATGAATTTGACGGTCAGATTGATGAATTCAGGATTCAAAACGGCGAAGCATATTGGACAACCGACTTTACGCCGCCGACAACGCCGTATGCGGGCGTGTCAACGCCCGAAGGTGAGATGGATGAAACAGCGGGCATGTCGGCGGTCGTGGATGCCTATAACCCGGTTGAAACATGTGCTGAAACGGCGGNNATTGTTTGAATATGAAGAACAGATCAGCCAAACCGCCGGCCTCAATGCCGTTCTTGATGCGATAAATTTAAGACTGCTTCTTTCCCAATACGGGGATTCGCCAAAGCGGTATTTTTGCAGACTCACCGGCAATGAAAACGGGCTGGATGATCTGGCGCTGCCTGTCGGGACGATCCAGGCGCGACTGAGGCAGGGAGATCCCAATTATTTGGCTGTAACGGTTCCGGGAATGAGTCTGGCCGCTGGAATCACGGCAAGGGCTGGTGGGCAGTTGATTGTCGATATGGCCATAATCCACGGCGGGGCGGAGGTTATACGGGAAGAGATTGCGCGGGTCAATTTGGAATCAATCCGGATGGATGAGGGCGGGCAGTCAAAAACCATCACGCTTTCCGGGCATAGAACGACAACATACCCTGTAAAAATCTCCTCATTGCGCGGCGTAACCTATCGTGCGCTGTCAGGGGATGGAAAGCTGACGTTCAGGTGTGCAGAACCGGATTTGTATTTACGTCCTGGTGATACGATCAGGTATGGGGCGGATGAGGTCATTGCGGGCATGGTGCAGTTTAACATATCCCCAAAATCACAATCCATGACGGTCACAGAGGCGGATTAATGGGAAAGGGTCAAATCATTTCAAGCCTTGGGAGCGGCGAGTACGTAATCCAATGTCTGTACAACCGCATTCGGATAGACAAAATGGTTGCGACGCTGGGCGAACAGATCATTGCGGCGGAATCCATGATTGCCGATTATGATTCGGAAATGATGGCGCTGAATTCCGATCTGTCGGATATCAACGCGGAAATCTGGCAATCGGAAGTGGACAAATCCGCACTGGATGCGGCCCTTTCGATATTGAATGGCGAACTGGCTGATTTGCAGGCAATTCTGGAAGGCTACCAGGCGGAGGCGTCCGCATTACAGGATCAGATTGACAGCGCAAACAACAGCATCGCCGGGCTGAATGATCAGATAGATGAGGCTGAGGGGGAAATCGATCAGCTTGAAGTCCAGGCGGCTGCTTTACAGGCAGAAATTGACAGCATGGAACCAGGGCCGGAGCAGGATGCAAAACAGTCGGAGCTGGATGCGGTCAATCAGGAAATTTCTGAATTGAATAACACCATTGATCAGTATCAGTCCGCAATTGCAACCCTCAACAATCAAATCGATCTTTGGGAAACTGAAATTGATCAAATCGAGATCAATGATATCGCCCCGCAGGAAACCGAGGTCACGGACAAACAAAAGGAAGTCGAGGCGAAACAATCCGAGATCGATGCCAAAAAAATGGAGATTGATGCCGCCGGAGTGGAGAAAACCGGCAAACTGAACGAGATTGCAAAACATCAGGCCATGATTGACGGCAAGAACCTTTATATCACCGGGCTTGAAAAGCGGCGTGAGATGTTGCTTGCCCTGCCCGAGGACCCGGTTGTCGGGGCATGGTGTGTTGATCTGACCGATGATCTGTCCGGCGAGGTGGGGACCATCGAGCCGTATGGTGAATACGATTACAACCGGACCCTGATTCGGCCCGGTTATGACTGCCGCCACATCTGGGAGGCGGGCAGGGATGGCCAGTTGCAGTTTGTGAAGGGGATGACGCCGGCCCAGGCATACTATAATTTGGCGATGCTTCCGGGCTGGCAATGCTGGATGCCAGTTTATCGAATTGGAGAGATAACCGCAATCAATCGCGATGAAAACACCTGCTCATTGACGGTTGAGACAGCCCGGAGCAGCCAACAGCAAATTGTGGTTTCAGGGTGGCCGAGTCTTGAAAATGTAACAATTGAATACATGTCCTGCAACCATGCGGCTTTTGCCGTCGGGGATCGTGTGGTGATCGAGTATCGGAACAGATCAGCGGGCGGGGAGGAAACACCTGTGGTGATTGGATTTGAGAGCGAGCCGAAGCCGTGTGAGTGGGAAGGGTGGAACGGGCCTGATTTGGATAGCGCCCATCCATGGGTCAAATATGTTGATCCCGTACCATCAAACTATCCATGGACCATCGAACTTTTGACCCCGGAGCAGTCAGTTTTGCGTCATGATTATACCGCTCCTCTTGGCATTCCGAGCGCGTTTACCTTGCTCTGGATACCGAGCATCCCGGAAGCCCAGCGTCCTGTTTTGGGTGATGGAACGAAATTGTATTTCAATATTTCATCGACCATCACCCAGGGGAATGATCCATATTTCATCAGTTATGCACTGCTCTTTATGATGGATGAATCCTCCCGTAGGAAATCGTTTTATTTTGCCAGGACAGCCGTTTTTACAATGCCCGCATTTAATAATCCGGTGTGGATCGGCGACAATGACGGAACTGAACCGATTGACGTATCGCCGCTTTCGGGCCGGATTACAACAATACAATATGAGGCTGTGCTTGGTCCGGGGGCTCGTTTGGTTTACGAATCCGATTTTATAAAGTTTCAATAACGGGGGGGCCGGTATGGGCTGTGTAGCGGTTGAAATCCCGATTACAATTTATGAGGGCGGGACATTCGATAAAACATTCCAGTGGAGATCAGGGGAGATTCCTGCCCCTGTCGATTTAACCGGGTTTTCGGCGCGGATGCAGATCAGGGCCAAGCTTGCCGATGCAAGCCCGATTCTGGAAGTGCCGTTTTCAGTGGCGGAATGGACACCGGACGGGGTGACCGGAATCTATCTTCCAGACGGTGGTTTGACCGGGAAATACCGAATCTATTTGAAAGACGAGAACACGCTGGGGATATGTGCCGTCCACCGGGATATTGCAGGGGTTTATGACCTTTTCCTTGTATCGCCTGCAGGTGAAAGCATTCTGAAACAATATGGGGTTGCCGCTCTTGTCGCGGCGGTTACGAGGTAGTCATGGCGGATGTCATTTACACCGAATCCGGGGAACAATTTATTGTTGTTGGAAATGAGGCTGTTTCTGAGATTGTAACCGAGGTGGCGACGTATCCGGAGGTTGTCGAGACCATCACAGCCGGGCCGCAAGGGGCTCCCGGTTCAATGTCGAACGAGGTCTCAATTGTTGCGGGCGAGGCCATCGGCGGTCATCGGGTTATTGCTTTGGATACGGCGGGACATGGGGTTTATGCGGATTGTCTGACCAACCATGTCCGGATTTTGGGGGTTTCAAGGGGAGCGGCGGCGTCAGGGGATCGGGTCAATGTCGTTGCATTCGGGGAATTCGAGGAACCTTCATGGAGCTTTGACCCTCAAAAGGGGCTTTTCCTGGGGGCCAGCGGAGCCATTGTTCAGGATGCGCCGGATACCGGCGCTATTGTCCCGATCGGAATCGTAATGAATCCGACGCGGATATTCGTATCAATCAATTATCGCATAGAAAGGGAATAAAAGATCATGGCTGACAAGTATATTTCACAGGTAAACGGGGTATTGACTGAAAAAGAGGCGAAGGATTCCAGTTCCGGGGCTTCGGATGCCGGGAAAATTGTTGCGCTTGATTCTGTCGGGAAATTGCCGACAACCATGATGCCAAGCGGTATCGGGTCAGAAACCGTACCAGTGGAAGCGACTGAAAATCTGGCTGTGGGGGATTTCGTCAATGTCTATTCCGATTTGGGGGCCGCAAAGGTTCGAAAGGCAGATGCCACGACCGCAGGAAAAGAGGCGAACGGCTTTGTTCTTGAATCGGTAACATCAGGAAGTAATGCGACTGTCCATCTGCCGGGTCAAATCAATAACCAGTTGACAGGGCTTACCCCCGGAAATCTTTATTGGTTGTCAACCACTGCCGGCGGGGTTTCGGTTTCGCCGCCTTCCGGTTCCGGAAATGCCGTTCAAAAAGTGGGACGGGCTGTTTCCGCCACTGAAATGATGGTTGAATTCAGTGATCCGATTGTATTGGCATAAGGTGTAATCATGACAACCAGACGGGTTCTTGTTTTTGATATTGCTGAAAAGATTATCCGAGAGGCAAAAGCGGGGGACAGGCTGTATTTTGAGGCGCATGAGGACGAAGAATGGGTCATTCAGATAAAGCGTTCTGATTCCACGCTGTTTGCGGTCAGTAATTGGGGGGTGATCCAATCGTCCGGGCTTGCCGCGGCATGGCGCAGCTATTATGACAGCAAAACGGTTCAGGTCGGAGCGGTTTCAGGAGAGCCGACCCGAATCGGGTCATGGGATAATCAGGATATTGAGCTTTATCCTCATGGAACAGGAAAAGTGAATATCCGGAACAACGGTATCAATATACCGTCTGGCAAAACATACGATATCAACGGGACGCCCCATACCCATGAACAAATTGTTTTAACGGCAAAGCAATCCGAACAGATCGTCAATAGTTCTGATTCAACCCTGTCGGACATAACCGGGTTGTCATTCAGTTTGGTATCCGGCCATCGGTACATGTTCAAATTTCTGGTGACGTTCAGAAGTGCCGCTATCACAACGGGCATAGGGTTTGCGTTTAGCGCACCGGCAATGACGTCCGAAAACTGGATGGCGACCATCAGGGCAGGCACTGCCGGTCCGGATTCGATGTATCAAAACAGTTCAACGACATTGACGTCTGTGATTGTCAGCAATGGCATCGTGACAGTGAATAACGATCAAATCGCAGTCATAGAGGGGTTTTGTGAGCCGTCGGAAAACGGAACCCTGCAATTGCGTTGCAGAAGCGAGGTGAACGAATCACAGATCACGGTTCAAAATACGGGAGTTGGATATTTGATTGATGCGGGGTGAAAAATGAAATGGAAATTGACGACTATATTGATGCTGATTTTTGGGATATGCGCGGGTTTGTCGGGTTGCGGTCATGTCGAGACCCATCAGGAATATTACCGGGCGGAGAAAACGAGATACGAGCAGCAGGCGACAATGCAAGCTTCGATAACACAGGGGCACGTTGCGGCGTATCAGGCGGCGATTGCCTATGCGGAGAAAAATCCCCTGGTTGATATGGAAACCAAAGACGGTGTCCGGATAAGGGTCAATCAGCCCATGCCTCTTTTTCTGGGAGCCGGAGCCGGCG